ATGGCGGACGAGGCTCAGGTGGCGGCCGTGCGCGTGCTGGTGAACGGGCGGTCGCCGCGCGGGTTGCCCGTGACGGCGGGGTGGACGAGCGCGGCGCGCGCGGCGTTTCTGGATCATATCGCGATGACGGGGGATGCGGAGGCGGCGGCTGAGGCGGTAGGCCTGCCGGTGGCGGGTGCCTATGCGCTGCGGCGGCGCGACGCGCGCTTCGCGGGCCAGTGGCACAAGGCGTTGTCGGCCGGGTATGACCGGATCGAGGCGGCGGTGATGCGCCGCGCGCTGGGGATCGCCCCCGCCGCCGGGCAGGGCGAGGTGGATCTGGCGACCGCGATGATGCTGCTCGACCGGCGTGGCGGAGGTGGCGAGACGCCCGCCACCGCGAAGGACCGCGCGGCGGAGCGCAAGCGCACCGAGGCGGAATTGTCGCGCTTGCTCAAGACGTTCGGGAAGCGCGCTGGCAGCGCGGTGAAAGCGGAGGCGGGCGATGACGGAGCGGCTGGATAGGCTGATCGCGCGCCTGTCGCGGATCGACGATGCGCAGCGGCAATCGCTGGTCTCGCGGATGAGCGACGACGGGCAGCGCGCGGTGCTGGCGGCGTGGGACGTGTGGGCGCATCCGGGGCAGCTGGCACCCGACGGCGCGTGGCGCGCGTGGCTGATCCGGGCGGGGCGCGGCTTCGGCAAGACGCGCGCGGGCGCGGAATGGGTGAGCGAGCTGGCGCGCACTACGCCGGACGCGCGGATCGCGCTGGTCGGCGCGACGATGGAGGATGCACGCACGGTGATGGTGGAGGGTCCGAGCGGCGTGATCGCGGTGACGCGCGCCGACGAACGTCCGGTGTGGCGGCCGACGCGCGGCGAGGTGCGCTTTCCCAGCGGCGCGGTGGCGCAGGTCTATTCAGCCGCCGCGCCGGAAAAGCTGCGCGGGCCGGAACATCATGCGGCGTGGGCGGACGAGCTGGGCAAGTGGCGGCGCGTGGCGGCGTGGGACAATCTGATGATGGGGCTGCGGCTGGGCGCACAGCCGCGCGTGGTGGTGACGACCACGCCGCGCCCCACCGCGCTGATGCGCCGGGTGATGGCCGCTCCCGGGACGGCGGAGACGCGCGGTGGCACGCGCGACAATCCGCACCTGCCCGACGCTTTCGTGGCGGCGATGGAGGCGAACTACGCTGGCACGCGGCTGGGACGGCAGGAACTGGACGGCGAGATGATCGACGAGGTGGTCGGCGCGCTGTGGCCGCGCGCGCTGATCGAGCGACAGCGCGCGCGGGCGGTGCCGGTGCTGCGGCGCGTGGTCGTAGGCGTCGATCCGCCGGCGGGGACGGAGGGCGATGCGTGCGGGATCGTCGCCGCCGGGCTGGGCGAGGACGATCACGGCTATGTGATCGAGGATGCGAGCGTGGCGGGCGCGTCGCCCGAGGGCTGGGCGCGCGCGGTGGCGGCGTGCGCGGCGCGGGTGGGCGCGGACCGGGTGGTGGCGGAGGCGAATCAGGGCGGGGCGATGGTGGCCAGCGTGCTGCGCGCCGCCGACGCCGCGATGCCGGTGACGCTGGTCCATGCCACGCACGGCAAGACGGTGCGCGCGGAGCCGGTGGCGGCGCTCTACGAACGCGGGCGGGTGTGGCATGCGCGGCCGTTCCCGGCGCTGGAAGACGAACTGGCGGGGTTGTCGATCGGTGGCGGCTATGAGGGGCCGGGCCGGTCGCCGGATCGCGCCGACGCCTGCATCTGGGCGCTGACCGCGCTGATGCTGGGACGGGCGGGCGAGGCGGCGGTGCGCAGCCTGAACTGATGCGCAGCCTGGCGTAGGTCGATCGACGGGCCGTTTTCCGGGCCCGTGCTTCGACAGGCTCAGCACGAACGGCATGGACGCGGCGCGTCGGCAGACGGCGCGCGCGAGGCTTCGAGGAGTGACATCATGGCATGGTTCGGGTGGAAGCCCGGGCGCGAGGCATCGCGTCCGGCGTTGGCGCGTGGCGGCGGTGTGCCGCGCGCGCTGGGCGAGTGGCCGCAGGGGTACGAGCCGCAGGTGCGCGCGGGCTATTGCAGCAACGCGGTGGCGCAGCGCGCGGTGCGGCTGGTGACCGAAAGCGTGGGCGGTGCGCCGCTGGACGTCAGCGATGCGCGGCTGGCGGCGCTGGTGGGCGAGCGCGGGCTGCTGGAAGCGGTGGCGGCGCAGTTGCTGCTGCACGGCAATGCGTTCGTGCAATTGCTGCGCGATGCCGACGGCAAGGTGGCGCAGTTGTTCGCGCTGCGACCCGAGCGGGTGACGGTGGAGCTGGGCGCGGACGGGTGGCCGGCGGCGTATCTGTACCGGGTCGGCGTGAAATCGACGCGGATCGATACCGGCGCGCTGATCCATCTGCGGCGCTTCAATCCGGTCGACGATCATTACGGGCTGGGGTGTCTGGGCGCGGCGTCGGCGGCGATCGCGATCCACAATGCCGCCAGCGGATGGGCCAAGGCGCTGCTGGACAATGCGGCTCGCCCGTCCGGTGCGCTGGTCTATGATCCGGGCGACGGATCGGCGCTGTCGCCGGATCAGTTCCGCCGGCTGCGCGAGGAGATGGAAGCGGGGTTCTCGGGCGCGGCCAATGCCGGGCGGCCGATGCTGCTGGAGGGCGGGCTGACATGGCAGGCGATGAGTCTGTCGCCCGCGGACATGGACTTTGCGGGCACCAAGGCGGCGGCGGCGCGCGAGATCGCGCTGGGCTTCGGCGTGCCGCCGATGTTGCTGGGCCTGCCGGGCGACAGCACCCACGCCAATTACCGCGAGGCCAACCGCGCCTTGTGGCGGCTGACGGTGCTGCCGCAGTCGGACGCGATCCTGGCGGGGCTGCGCGACGGGCTGGCGACATGGTTCCCGGACGCGACGCTGCGCATCGATCTGGATCGCGTGCCCGCGCTGGTGGAGGATCGCGAGCGGCTGTGGCGGATGGTGGGCCAGGCGGACTTCATCAGCCCCGAAGAGAAGCGCCAGATGGTGGACTGGTCATGAGCGTGCTGGCGCAATTGATCGGGCAGGGGCGCGACGAGGGCGCGGACCTGGCGACGCTCCGCGCGATCGCAGAGGAAGCGGGCGAGCTGGGCGCGACGCGCGCGCTGGCGCGGCTGGGGCTGGCCGATGCGGCGGCGGGCGGCGACGTGGCGGAGCTGCGCGAGCTGTTGCACGCGTGGCGCGACGCCAAGCGGTCGGTGTGGAAGGCGCTGGCCGCATGGGTAGGGCGGACGCTGTGCGCGCTGCTGCTGGTCGGGATCGCGGTGAAGCTGGGGTTCGGCGCGTGGGTGCGATGACGCCGCTGCGCTTCGCGGGGCACGCCGCGGTATTCGACCGGCCCGATCGCGCGGGTGACGTGATGCGGCGCGGGGTGTTTGCCGACACCGTCGCGGTGCCGCTGCTGTGGCAGCATCGCGGCGCGCCGGTCGGCCGGCTGACCGCGATCGGCGAGGACGACGCCGGACTTCGGGTGGAGGGCGAGGTGGACGATCCGCTGATCGCGCGGCTGGTGCGGTGCGGGGCGCTGCCCGGCCTGTCGGTCGGCTATCGCGCGCGGGCGACGCGGCAGGGCGCGTGGCGCGAGATCCTGCGCGCCGATCTGGTCGAGGTCAGTCTGGTCGCGGTGCCGATGCAGCCCGCCGCGCTGGTGACGGTGACCGGCTGACGAACCGTCGATTTTCTTTTTCAAAGCAGGAGAATGCGTGTGAGCGACATGGTGGTGGCGCGTCCGGTGCTCGAAGGTGCGCGGACGGTGGGGAATGCGGCGTTCGACGGGTTCGTGCGCAGCGGCGCGACGATCGAGATGAAGGCATTCACCGGGGTGACCGGGGATGCGGGCGGGTTCGCGGTCCCGCGCGAGATCGACGCGGTGATCGATGCGACGCTGAAGTCGGCGAGCCCGATCAGGAGCATCGCCAATGTGGTGCAGGTGGGCTCGGCGGGATACCGCAAGCTGGTGACGACCGGGGGCACGCCGTCGGGCTGGGCGGCGGAGACGGACGGGCGGCCCGCGACCGCGACGCCGGTGTTCGCGGAGATCGCGCCGCCGATGGGCGAGCTGTATGCCAACCCTTCCGCCAGTCAGGCGATGCTGGACGACGCGCAGTTCGACGTCGAGGCGTGGCTGGCGGGTGAGATCGCGGCCGAGTTCGCCAAGGCGGAAGGGGCAGCGTTCGTGAACGGCAACGGCATCAACCGGCCGAAGGGCTTCCTGCAGGCGCCGACCGCCGCGACGGTGGACGGCGCGCGTGCGTTCGGGACGCTGCAATATGTGCCAAGCGGCGCGGCGGGGGACTTCGCGGCAGGCGCGGCGGACCGGCTGATCGATCTGGTGCAGAGCCTGCGCGCGCCATACCGGCAGGGCGCGTCGTTCGTGATGAACGCATCCACCGCGGCGCGCATCCGCAAGTTCAAGACCAGCGACGGCCAGTTCCTGTGGCAGCCGAGCCTGGTGTCCGGCCAGCCCGCGACGCTGCTGGGCTATCCGCTGGTCGAGGCGGAGGACATGCCGGACGTGGCGGCGAACAGCCTGTCGATCGCGTTCGGCAATTTCCGCGCGGGCTATCTGATCGCGGAGCGCAGCGAGACGCAGGTGCTGCGCGATCCGTACACGAACAAGCCGTTCGTCACCTTCTACGCCACCAAGCGGGTCGGCGGGTGCGTCTGCAACAGCGAGGCGATCAAGCTGATGAAGTTCGCCGCCGCCTGATCGGCCGGTGACGTTCGACCTCCCCGCGGCGGCGTCGCGGGGAGGCAGCATGAGGGAGACGCGAATGGACAGGGTGACCGGGGGGCCGGGCGCGCCCGTGCTGGCGGCTGCCGATCGGGCGGCGGCGCTGGCCGAGGTGAAGGCGCAGCTGCGGCATGACGGTGGCGCGGACGATGTGCTGATCGGCGCATTGGCGGAAACGGCGCTGGGGCTGGCGGAACAATTCGTGGGGCGCGCGCTGATCGTGCGCGAAATGGTGGCGACGATGGCACCCGCGCACGGCTGGCGACGGCTGCCGGCGGGGCCGGTGCGCGCGATCACGGCGGTGGCGGTGGCCGGGGTGGCGCTGCCGGGGGCGAGCTATGCGATCGATATCGATGCGGGCGGCATCGGTTGGGTGAAGGCGGCGAGCGACGTGGTGCTGACGGTGACATTCAGCGCGGGCGACGCGGCGGGCTGGGTGCAACTGCCGGTGGCGATCCGGCAGGGCGTGGCGGTGCTGGCGGCGCATCTGTTCACGGATCGCGACGGTCGCCAGCCGCCGCCCGCCGCGGTGACGGCCTTGTGGCGGCCGCATCGCGAGGTTCGGCTGAACCTGGCGGCGCACGCATGAGCGCGGGGGCGGTGCTGCGCGCGGCGTTGCTGGCGCGTTTGCGGGACGATCCCGCGGTGGCGGTGACGCGCGTGGTGGAGGGGGCGAGCGCGCGCGGCACGGTGCCGTTCGCCAGCCTGCGCGATCTGGGGGCGACCGACTGGGGGACCAAGGACCGGGCGGGGCGCGAGGTGCGCATCGCGGTGACGGTGCGCGACGATGGCGAGACGCCGGTGCGCGCCGAGGCGATCGCGGGAGCGGCGGAGGCGGCGGTGCTGGCGATGCCGCGCGAGCTGCCCGGCTGGCGGGTGGCCAGCGCGGTGACGGTGCGGACGATGGTGAGCGCGCAAGGCGAGGGGCGCTGGGCGGCGCAGGTCGACTTTCGCGTGCGGATGCTGGCGGACTGAAGGAGGATCATATGGCGGTGGAAAAGGGCAGCGTTCCTGCTGAAGGTGGGCAATGGCGCGCAACCGGTGGCGTATCAGACGGTGGCGGGGCTGCGCACGACGCAGCTGTCGGTCAACGGCGAGGCGGTGGCGGTTACGCACAAGGATTCGGGCGGCTGGCGCGAATTGTTGTCGGGCGCGGGCGTGCGCAGTGTCAGCGTATCGGCGGCGGGGGTGTTCACCGGATCGGCGGCGGAGACGCGCGTGCGCGCCAGTGCGCTGGCCGGAACGATCGACGATTACCGGCTGACCTTCGAAGGCGGCGAGACGATGACCGGTCGCTTCCTGGTGACGCGGCTGGACTATGCCGGCGATTACAATGGCGAGCGCAATTACACGCTGGCGCTGGAAAGCTCCGGCCAGGTGGTGAGCGCGTGAACCCGGCGCGGGGCGAGGCGTCGCTGCGCGTGGCGGGGGTGGAGGTGGTGCTGCGGCCGACATTCGCCGCGCTGGTGGCGGCGGAGGAGGAACTGGGGCCGCTGTTCGCACTGGTGGAGCGGGCCGCGGCGGGGCGGCTGGCGCTGGCGGAGCTGGTGGGTTTGCTGTGGCATTGCCGGCACGATGCGCCGCCGGCGCTGGACCGCGCGGCATTCGGCGAGGCGGTGGTGGCTGGCGGGCTGGCGAGGGCGACGCCGGCGCTGAAGGTGCTGCTGCGGCAGATACTGGCGGGGGCGTGAGGTTCGCCGACGGGGCGGCGCGGCTGGCGGGGCTGGCCGGGGTCGCGTTCGGATGGCGGCCCGACGAATTCTGGCGCGCGACGCCGGAGGAACTCGCGGTGCTGGTGCGCGCGGCGCGCGGCGATGCGGCAGCGACGCCGCCGGACGCGACGACGATCGCGCGATTGCAGGAGGCATTTCCGGATGGATGACGACATCGGGCGGATGGTGATCGGCGTGCGCGCCGACACCAGCGGGTTCGCGCGCGACGTGGAGGCGATGCGCGCAACGCTGGAGGGGCCGTTGGTGGAGGGCGCGGATCGTGCCGGGCGGTCTGTGGAAACCGCGCTGAAGCGTGCGGTGCGGAACGGCAAGCTGGAGTTCGACAGCCTGAAGTCGGTCGCGCTGGCGGTGCTGGCGGAGATCGCGGCGGCGGCGATCCGGAGCGGGATCGAGCAGGTGACCGGGAGCGGGGCGCTGACGAGCGGGCTGACGAGTTTGCTGGGTGCGCCGGGGCGGGCGACGGGAGGCCCGGTGAGTCCGAACCGACCCTATTGGGTGGGTGAGCGCGGGCCGCAATTGTTCGTGCCGACCAGCAGCGGGCATGTCGCCGCGATGACGGGTGGCGGGCCGCGCGACGTGCGCGTCTCGATCAACGTGCAGGCGGGCGGCGGCGATGCGCCCGCCGCGCTGGGGCGGTCGAGCCGGCAGGTGGCGCGGGCGGTGCGCGCGGCGCTGATGGAGGCGGGGTGATGGGATATTGGCTGGCGAGCGAGCGGCGCGGGCAGGACGCCGCGCTGATCTCGCGCTTCGACCCGGTCTATTGGACGGTCAATTTCCCGCGACCGATGATGGCGGCGGTGACGACCACCGCGCCGGACGCGCTGCGGGTGGATGCGGTATTCTACAATCGCGACGATCTGGCCGGGTTGATCTGGGACAGCGTCGACCGGCACGATCACGCGCTGCTGGGGTATGAGACGGCGCGCGATTATCGCGGGTGCCGGTTGTCGTTCCGGTGGCGGTCCGCCGGAGTGCTGGCGCTGGATGCGGTCGACGGACCGGTGCTGACGATCGAGGGGCGCGACGCGGACGGTGCGGCGCGGACGTGGCACGTTCGGCTGTGGAATTATGCGAACGGTACGCCCGGCGATGCGCGTGTCTCGCTGGACTTCGACCGGATGGACGGCGGCTTCCTGCTGCCGGGTGAGGCGGACCCGGTGTGGGCTGGCGATGTCGAACGGATGTTCGTGTCGCTGGCCGCGCCGGGATATGACGCGGGCGGCGGGGCGCTGCCCGACCCGGTGGAAGCGTGGGTCGAGCTGACCGAGATGCGCTGCGACGGGGCCAGTGCGATGCTGGCGATCGGTGACGTGGTGCTGCCCGAACATTCGCTGGGCATCGCGAGCGGCTATGACGACAGCTATCACGTCACGCCGGAGCGGCTGCTGCGGCAGGTGCTGCGGCTCGGCTATCGCGGGACGATCCTGCACTATGTGGGGATGAGCCACTATTTCCGGCTGGCCGGGGATGAGGTGACGCTGGCGGGCGGGGCGCTGAACGTCGCGGCGCGCGCCTGGCATGAGGATTTCGCGCGGCGGGCGCGGGCGCTGGGGCAGGACGTGATCTGGTCGCTGTCCTACGAATTGTTCGACCGGCATTGCCCGGCGGGGTGGAAACAGCGTGCCGCCGATGGCGCGCCCGCGCTGACCGGGTGGGTGCCGCCGTCCACTTTGCTGTCGCCGACGAACGGCTTGGCGATGGATTATCTGAAGGCGGCGGCGCGCGCCTTCGTGGGGATCGGCGCGGCGGCGGGGATGACGCCGCGCTTCCAGATCGGCGAGCCGTGGTGGTGGACCATGCCGGACGGGCGGCCGTGCCTGTACGACGACAGCGCGCGGGCGGCGCTGTCGCCGGCTGCCATCCCGACGATGCGGGCACCGCTGAATGCCGCGCAGGTCGCGACGCTGGACCGGGCGGGCGCGGCGCTGGCGACGTCGACCGCCGCGCTGGCCGCGGCGGTGCGCGCGGATCATCCGGCATGTGAGACCTACCTGCTGGCGTATCTGCCGACCGTCCTGGACGCTGCCGCGCCCGAGGCCAAGCGGATGAACCTGCCGGTCGGTTGGGCCGCGCCCGCGTTCGATGTGCTCCAGCTGGAGGATTACGACTGGGTGACGGCGGGCGACACCGCGTCCAGCGCCAGCGGCGTGACGGCGGCGGGTGCGCGGCTGGGCTATCCGGTGGCGCGGCAGGAGTATCTGTCGGGCTTCGTGCTGAACGCGGCGGACAAGGCGCAGTGGCGCGCGATCGTGGCGGCGGCGGGGGTGGCGCAGCGGCGCGGAGTGCGCCGCGCGTACCTGTGGGCGCTGCCGCAGGTGATCCGTGACGGGCTGGTGTATTGGGACGAGGAGAAGGCGGTGCAGGCGTTCGACGATGTGGCGTTTCCGCTGGCGCTGGGGCGCGAGGCGGAGGTGACGCCGGCCTTCTCCACCACGGTGGTGACGAGCGCGGGCGGACGCGAGACGCGCAATGCCGCGTGGGACGGCGCGCGGACCCGGTATGACGTGGGCCCCGGCGTGCGTGGCGAAGCGGACCTTGCGACGCTGCTGGCATTCTTTCGCGCGCGGCAGGGGCCGGCGCGCGGGTTCCGGTTGCGCGATCCGTTCGACGACCGCGGCGAGGATGTGGCCATCGGGGCGGGAGACGGCGCGCGGCGCACGTTCGCACTGGTGAAACGCTATGGCGACACCGCGCGGCGGATCACGCGTCCGGTGGCGGGAACGGTGCGCATCCTCGTGGGTGGCGTGGCGACGCAGGGGTTCGCGCTGGGCGAGGGCGGCATGGTGACGCTGGACGTCGCGCCGGTGGCCGGGGCGATCGTCTCGGCATCGTTCACCTTCGACGTGCCCGTGCGGTTCGCCGAGGACGAACTGAGCGTGGCGCGCTCGACGTTCATGGCGGGGCAGGCACCGTCGGTGCCGCTGATCGAGGTGCGCGAGGCATGAGCGCGCCCGACCGATTGACCGCATTGGCACTGTGCTGGCGGATCGAGCGGCGCGACGGGGTGACGATCGCGCTGACCGACCATGATCGCGATCTGATCGTGGACGGGGTCGACTATCACGCCGCGCCGGGGATGACGCCGTCCGCGATCGTACGCGGGGACGGGCTGGACGCGGACACGATGGAGGCGCGCGGGGCGCTGAACGCGGCGGCGCTGACGACGCGCGACCTGTCGGCCGGCCGCTGGGACGGGGCGCGGGTGGCGATGTTCGCGATCGACTGGAGCGATCCCGAGGCAGCGCCGATCCCGCTGGGTGGCGGCACGATCGGGGAAGTGGAGATGCGCGACGGCGCGTTCACCGCCGAATTGCGCGGGGCGGCGGCGGCGCTGGAACGGCCGGTGACCGAGGGGACGTCGCCGACGTGTCGCGCGTTGCTGGGCGATCGGCGCTGTCGCGTGCCGATGGCGGGGCGGCGACGGTTCGTGCGCGTGCTGTCGGTGGAGGGCGTGGCGTTGACGATCGATGCGGTGGAGCCGGAGGCGAACGCTTATGGCGACGGATTGCTGCGATGGTTCGGCGGCGCGAACTGCGGGCTGGAGAGTGCTGTGATCGCGTCGGCTGGATCGGAGGTGACGCTGCGGACGATCCCGTCTTTTCCGGTGGCAGCCGGTACGTTGATCGAACTGACGGAGGGGTGTGACAAGCGGCTGGCGACTTGCACCGAGCGGTTCGGGAACAATGCGAACTTTCGCGGCGAGCCGTTCCTGCCGGGGATCGACCTGCTGACGCGTTATCCGGGCGCATGACCCGGGCGGAGCGGGCGGAGGCCGGCGCGCGGGCGACGATCGGCGCGCGGTTCCGGATGCAGGGGCGCGACCCGGCGTTGGGGCTCGATTGCGTCGGCGTGGTGGCCGTGGCGCTGGCGGCGGCCGGTATCCGGATCGATGTGCCGAACGACTATCGGATGCGGCGGGGGCGCGTGCCGGACTTCGTGCCGCCCGACGATGTCGTGCCGTGCGACGGGGCGCGGGCGGGCGACGTGCTGATGTGCCGTGTGTCCGCGGCGCAGCTCCATCTCGCGGTGCGGACCGGGCGGGGCGTGGTCCATGCCGATGCGATGCTCCGCCGCGTGGTGGAGCGTCCGGGTGTGCTGCCGTGGCCGATCGAACGAGCGTGGCGGCTGAGCGAGGAGGGATGACATGGCGACGTTAGTGCTGACCACGGTGGGCGGCGCGATCGGCGGCCCGATCGGTGCGGCGCTGGGGGCCGCCGTCGGGCAGGCGATCGACCGAAACGTGCTGTTTCCGCCGAAGGGGCGCCAGGGACCACGGCTGACCGATCTGGCGGTGCAGACATCGGCCTATGCCACGCAGATCCCCAAGGTGTTCGGCACGATGCGGGTGGCCGGCTGCGTGATCTGGGCGACCGAATTGATCGAAAGCCGCAGCCGGAGCCGCACCGGCAAGGGACAGCCCGAGGTGACGGGCTACAGCTATGCCGCGTCGTTCGCGGTGGCACTGTCCGCGCGACCGATCCGGGCGGTGGGGCGTATCTGGGCGGACGGGAAGTTGCTCCGCGGGGCGGCGGGCGACTGGAAGGCGGCCACGGGCTTCCGTCTGCACACTGGCGAAGAGGAACAGGCGGCCGATCCGCTTATCGCCAGTCTGCGCGTGGATACGCCGGCGCATCGCGGGATCGCCTATGCGGTGTTCGAGAATTTGCAGCTGGCGGATTTCGGCAATCGCATCCCCTCGCTGACGTTCGAGGTGATCGCAGACGACTCCGCGCCGCGGATCGGCGGGATCGTGCGCGAACTGGGGGATGGCGCGATCATGGGCGACGGGCCGGATGACGCCGTGGCGGGCTATGCCGCCAGCGGCGACAGCGTGGCGGGCGCGATCGACGGGCTGGCGACGGTGGCCGGGGCGTGGTTCGCTGGTGCCGATGGCGGTATCGCGATGGTCAACGCCTTGGGCACGCCGACCGTGATGGATCACGACGCGGGGATCGGGCGGACGCGGCGCCCGGCCGAGACCGTGCCGGTGACGCTGTCGCTATCGCACCACGATCCGGCGCGCGACTATCAGGTGGGCGTGCAACAGGCGCGGCGGCCCGGACCCGGCTGGCGCGAGGACCGGATCGATATCGCGGTGGCGATGGATGCGTCGCGCGCGAAGGCGGTGGCGGAATCGGCGCTGCTGCTGCGCGAGACGGCGCGCGAGACGCGCCGGGTGGTGACTGACGCGCGGGCGATCGGCTTGCGGCCAGGCGATGCGGTGGCGCTGGACGGGGAAACCCGGTTGTGGCGGGTCGCGCAGGCCAGTGTCGAACGGATGCAAGTGACGCTGGACCTGGTCGCGACCGCGTCGGCGGTGGCGCCGCGCGCGGCGGATCCGGGGCTTGTCCTGCCCGCGCCCGACACGGCCGCGGGCATGACCTTGATCGAAGTGGCGGAATTGCCACTGGACGACGGCGCGCCGGTCACGCCGCAGTTGACCATCATTGCCGCCGGCAGCGCGCCGGGGTGGCGGCAGGCCGCACTGCTGTACAGCCGCGACGACGGCGCAAGCTGGGAGTCCGTCGGTGCTACCGCGGCGCCCGCGACGATCGGGCGACTGCTTGCGCCGCTGGCGCGCGCGGCATCAACGCTGGTCGATGCGATCGGTACGATCGAGGTGGAACTGGCGCATGACGGGATGACGCTGGAGAGCGTGTCGGCCGATCTGCTGGATCGCGGCGCGAACCTCGCGCTGATCGGCGAGGAACTGGTCCAGTTCCGCGACGCGACGCAGGTCGCGCCGCGGCGCTGGCGACTGGCGACGCTGCTGCGCGGTTGCCGGGGCACGGAGCCGCTCGCGCACGGGGCTGGCGCGCGGTTCGCCCTGATCGAGACGGACGGGATCAAAACCTTGTCGCTGGTCGGTGCGGCCATTGGGCAACGGGTTCGTGTGCTGGCGAGCGGCGTCGGGGATGTCGCTGGACCGGCCGAAGGCGCGCCGATGATCAGCGGCATTTCGATCGCGCCCCCTGCACCCGTGGCATTGTCGGTTCGCGACGGCATCCTGACGTGGCGGCGGCGTAGCCGGATCGGATGGCGCTGGCGCGACGGGTCGATACGCCGCTGGGCGAGGAGCGGGAGGCGTATCGCGTCACGCTTCAGACGGTGGACGGGGTGCGCGATGTCGCGACCACGCTGCCCGAGCTGGCTATCAAGCCGGCGGAACTGGCCGCCGCCTCGCTGTCCATCGCGGTGCGACAGGTCGGAACCCATGCTGAATCGCCACCGGCACGCATCACCATCAACGGAGGATCATCATGAGCGACGACCGTTCGGATCGCCTGTCGCTGCCGCTGCTGTACGCAGCGCAGGCGCAGAAGGAAGTGACACATAA